GGGCCGACCTGGTGGACCTGGCCGCGTACGCGACCGGATGGATCCAGGCCCTCGACCACCGCACCAGCCCAACACCCGCCCCGACACCGGCCGCCCCCGACCACACCGCGGGACACCCTGCCCCCGGTACGCCGGTCTGGCGCGCCAGCGACCCGGCCCGACCGACAGACCCGGCCGCCCTCATCTGCCGACACCCGCTCCGCATGCCGCAGCACGCCCCCGAGTGGCTCAGCTGCGACATCCACCGCGCCAGCTTCGCCCACCGCGAGGACTGCCCCGGCCACGGCACCCCCGACTGCATCACCGCGTGCGCGAACGGCGAACCCGACGACGCCCAGCTCCTCGGCCTGGCCGTCGAACTCCTCGCCACCGCACCCCGTTTCGGAGACCTCCTCACCCCGGGTGGCGCCATCACGCCGACCCTGGCGCGCACCCTCGCCCTGCTCCTCAACCAGCCCGACGGCGGGAGCAGCCTGCCCGAGGTCGTCCGCCAAGACCTGGTGGCCGTGGCACGGGTCCTCCTCGGAAGGGACGCCTCGTGATCGAACACATCGTCGGCGCCGCCTGCCCGCTGATCTTCCTGATCGCCGTCCTGGCGATCGGCTACCTCACCGCCCGCGACCGCCGGAGGAACCGATGACCGCTCCCAAGTGCCCCGGCTGCACCGGACACCGCGACCACGGCAAGTACCTCTGCAACCCGTGCTGGCGCACCCTGCCCGCCTCCACCCGCGGACGCCTCGCCCGCCGCGATGCCCGAGCCTTCCTCCGCCTCCGCCAACTCCACGCCGAACTTGCCGCCAACACCCCGCTCACGATCATCCGAGTCAGCCCGTGACTGCCCGCTGCGACCTCACCGACCTCCTGGTCGACAGCTGCGCACACTGCCGCGGCAACACCCTCAGCCCCGACGACGAGACCGCCGCCGAGCGCGAGGAACTGGTGAACACCGCGCCCTGGTTCCACGCCGTCCGCCCCGGGGTGTGCGCCGTGTGCGGCGAGCCGTTCACGCCCGGCACCCTCATCCGCCTCCATATCCCCCAAGGGTGGCGCGGCGACTGCTGCAAGGAGGACACCCCTTGACCACCCGCCTGTACGCCCACGCCTGCGCGGCCGCCGCCATCCTCCTCACCACCGCCGCCTGCTACGCCGCCACCCTCGACGCCGGATGGCCCGCCCTCGGTGGCCTCTACACCGCGATCTTCTTCACGTGGAGCGCCACCCGCTGCTACGACCAGGCCCGCCGCGAGGACACGGTCGAGCGGCTCCTGGGACGCCTCGGCCCCGACGCTGGTCGCGTCTCCTTCGAACTGCCCGCGCCGTGCTGCCCGTTCTGGCAGCACTCCGACCAGGAGATCCACGCCCCCGGCTGCCCCAGCTCAACCGCGCCCGCCAGCCTCACGCCTCGCGAGCTGCAGGAGTTCGCGAGGATCACCGCCGCCTTTCGCCAGCCCGGGGGTGCGGCATGAGCGAGCTGGTGGTGTACCGCTACCGGTGCCCGTACTGCACGAACGGCGACATGGGACCGGACACCGGCCGGTGCCTGCACTGCACCGGCAGAGGCCTCACCAACGACGTCGGCGGATGGAACGAGGACGAACTCGTCGAGGCCCCGATCCCGCCCGGCGTGATGCGTAAGCCGTGCGCGGACTGCGCGCTGCGGCCCGGCTCACCGGAACTCGAGGACGGCGGCAAGTGCCTCCCCGACGACTCCCCGTTCTGGTGCCACCACGGCGCCACCACCGGCTACTCCGGCTCCCACCAGCCCCTCGGCGCCTGGCGCCCGAAAGGTCACCCCCGCGACATCCCGCTCGGCGAACTGATCTGCGCTGGCTGGTGGGCCAAGGCATCCGGCCGCCCCCTGCCCACCGAGCCCTACCGCGACCTCGACACCCCGAAGGAACAAGCCATGACCGAGCCCTCCGACCACTGCCGCCCCGTCGAAGTCGACGGCGAGACCATCCGCGTACGGGGCGCCGGCGAACTCACCGACCAAGGGCGTGCCGCGCTCGCCGAGGTGGTCCGGGCCGGGAAGCGGCGGATGGCCGAGGAGGCCCTCACCGCCGACGGATCCCCGCTGCGCGATCACATCGCCCAGGCCCTCTACGACGCCGACGACCACATCGGTCCCTGGCGGACGGTGGACCCGGACATCAAGGACCGGTACAGGAAACGCGCAGAGGCAGTCCTGACCGTCGTCCTCCCCCTCGGCAAGCTCCTCGGCGACCACCTCCGCGACACCCAGTCCGTAGTGCATGACGTCACCGCCCTGTACGGGCGGTGGGTCAAGGCCGGCGCCCCGCCCCTCGGTACGTCCATGAGCCGCTGGTGGGACAGGAGACTCGCCGAGATGCGGGCCGCTCTCTCCCTCAGCGGCCAGCCAGGCCAGGAGCTGGGCGCCCCGGTCGACTGGCAGGCCATCGCCGAGCAGCGCGAGCGGGAACTGAAGACCGCCGCCGAGGCCCGACGCCGCGCTGAGATGGCCATCGCCCGCGTGCGCCTGATCAAGAAGGCGCCCGGCCGGTCGCCCTTCAACCTCGCGGCGAACGCTCAGGACGACGGCTGGGACCAGGCCCTCGACGCTGTCCACGCCGCCCTCGGCGGGCCCGAGCCGTGCGAGACGGGTAACGCCCGCAAGGACCACCCCGTCCACGAACTCCTCGCCGCGCTCGAGGCCGGCGTGCCGCACCCCGACCCGTCCGGTCTCATCGGCCGCTACTACCAGGCCATTCACGAGCTGTGCTGCCCGTACGACCACACCGAGCGCCGCACAGGTCACGCCGCGGCAGCTAACCGCGCCACCCTCGACGAGCCCAAGGAGCACTGACCCATGCGCATCTTCTACGACACCGAGTTCATCGACGACGGCCGCACCATCGACCTCGTCAGCATCGGCATGGTCGCCGAAGACGGTCGCGAAATGTACGCCGTCAGCAGCGAGTTCGACGTCCACAAGCTCCAGGCCAACCCCTGGCTCGTCGAGAACGTCTGGCCCTCCCTGCCCAGCTACAAGCACGGGCGCGGCCTGCGCTGCTACTGCGGGCCGGGCCACCTCGACACCAGCAGCCCCGAGGTCCGCTCCCGCGCGCAGATCGCCAACCTCGTTGCCGAGTTCATCCTGAGCACCCCCGACCCGCAGCTGTGGGCGTACTACTCGGCGTACGACCATGTCGCCCTGGCGCAGCTCTGGGGTCCGATGAGCGGCCTGCCGGACGGCATCCCGATGCAGACCGACGACATCGTGACTGAGGCGAAGCGGCTCGGCCTCACCCCGGGCGATCTGCCGCCGCAGCCGGACGGTCTCCACAACGCCCTCGCGGACGCCCGCCACAACCTCGTCCGCGCCCGCTTCATGGACGCGATCGCCGCGAAGGGGGCCTGACCCATGGCCGAGCCCACGTCAGCCGAACTCCGCGCACGACTCGCCGCGCGGGAGGTACTCACCCGGCGCCTCGTCGAACAGCACGGACTCACCCGGTTCACTGCGCGACGTGCCGTCATCGCCGTCGAGGAGGGCCGCGACACCCAGCACGCCGACCTCGTCCGTGCGGAGGCCGCCGAGGTCGTTCGTCCGCTCGTCGAGGCGTTCCACCAGATCCGCGAGCAGCTGCGCCCCGCCGTCGAGGCGTGGGCCGCAACCTGGCGCGCCTTCGCCGAGCACATCCGCCGTGTGGGCCTGGCCAGCCAGGACGACTACGCCCTTGCCCCGCCACGGCCTTCACCGAAGGGCCGGCCCGCCTGGCAGTCCCCGTACGGACCCGCACCGCGAAGGCGCTGACCGCATGACCGGGGCGCGCCAGCGCGGTCTCCGCCTGAGACCGGGCGCGCCCCGAGTACAACCGCCCCAGCCCCACCAGTACGAAGGGGAGCCCCATGATCTGCACCCTCTGCAAGACCCACAGGATCGAGTACGGCACCCTCTGCCCCGCCTGCACCCTCGACACCGAGGACCGCCTCGTCCGCCTCCCACGCATGTGGGCATCCCTCGAGGCCTGGTTGATCCCCGGCGTACGCGGCACCGCCCAGTACGGCGGCCGCGTCCGCCAGCCCGAGGCACCCCTGCCCCTCGACCAGGAAGTCCTCGACCTCCGCTCCGCCGGCGGAATCGTCGGCGTCCTCGAGGACTGGCACTCCGCGATCCGCGCTACCCGCGACATGCCCGCGCCGCCCCGCGCCGGATCCTTCGCACAGCGGGTCCGCGACGCGGCCTTCGGGCTGGCCGGACAGATCCATTTCATCGCCCTGTGGGAGCAGGGCCCGCAGCTGGCCCGGGAGGTCCGCGGCCTGGTCGAGCGGGCCCGGCGGGTCGCCGAGCCGGACGAGGCCGAGGAGAAGGGCCGGCCGGAGTTCCTGGGCTACTGCATCGCGGTCGACGCGTCCGGGGTGGTCTGCGGCGCGCGGATCCCGGCGGCTGTGGACCGGCCGGTGCAGTGCACGTGGTGCCTGTGCCCGTACCCGCCCTCGACCTGGCTGACCCTGCGCCGCTACCAGCCCAGCAACCTGCAGGCCGAGGGCCAGGAGCCGGTGGCCGCCTGACATGCCGTCGCGTCTCGGCGTAGCGTGTGCCCCGGACACGCCAGAGCCCCGCCACCCCAACTCGACTGGGGTGGCGGAGCTCTGGCGTTCTCGGCTACTCCTCCGGCGCCGTCTCGGTCCCCTCGGCGAGGATCTGCCGGACGCGGCCGAAGCTGATGTCCAGCTCGGCGGCGATCTGGCGGTACGTCATGCCGCCCTGGTGCATCTCTCGCACCGCTGCCTGACGCTCCCGCCTCACACGCAGCTGCACTTCTCCCAGCAGCTCCGTGAGCTGCTTGGCGCGCGAGGCTGGGGGCTCGCCCGCCGCGATGGCGTCGATGGCATCGAGCACGCGCTGCACCTCCTCCGCCCGCTCGCTCATATCCGTTCCTCTCCGGGCTGGGGAGGCGGATCCGTCCTTGCCGTCTTGTGTAGGAACACTACACGCGTGTAGCTTAACTACACAACGGCTCGGAGGGCGCCTCCGACCGTGATGCACAACGGCCCCGTCCCGCTGAGTTGGCGCTCCGGGACGGGGCCAGGCCCACCTCAACCATCACGAAAAGGCAGGCCCTGATGGCCAACCGTACCGATCAGCCCACCCCCGTCGTCAACGACGCGAACGCCACCGCCGCGCAGCTCCACGCCCGCGCCGCCGCCGACCTCGCCGCCGCACAGGCCGCCGCCCGCGCGAAGCAGAAGCAGGGCGGCACCGGTGTACGCCAGGGAGTCCTCCCGGGTGGTTACCGCCGATGAGCCTCTTCGGCCGCCGCGCCCAGACCTCCCGCGCCTACCCAGCCGCCGGCACCACCGTCACCGGCGACCCGGGCCGTTTCCGCCGAGCCAAGACCAGCGGCGCCCGCCAGGCCGCCGCCCAGGGCGAGGCATGGGAGACCCGCGACCGCCAGCAGGACCGCAAGGGCCGCTGGTACCGCGCCGCCCGATAACCCCACCGAGACCGCCGCGCCCGGGCGACCATTCCCCCCGCCCGAGCGCGGCCTCTGCTCCGGAGGAGCACCGTGACGACGCCCACCGGCGACCGCCCCCAACTCACGCGCCTGCAGCGCAGGCTGGTCCTCGCCGTCGCCGCCGGAGCCGCCGCGATCGCCGCGATCGGCTTCGTCGGCTCCTACGCCGCCGTACGCAGACTCGCCCAGGCCAAGGGCTTCGGCGACTTCGCACACGCCTTCCCCATCGGCATCGACGCCGGAATCCTCGTCCTCCTCGCCCTCGACCTCCTCCTCACCTGGATCCGCATCCCCTTCCCCCTCCTCCGCCAGACCGCCTGGCTCCTCACCGCCGCCACGATCGCGTTCAACGGCGCGGCCGCCTGGCCCGACCCCGTCGGCACCGGCATGCACGCCACGATCCCGATCCTGTTCGTCGTCGTCGTCGAGGCGGCCCGGCACGCGATCGGCCGCACCGCGGACATCACCGCCGGCCGCGACATGGACTCCGTCCGCCTCGTCCGCTGGCTCCTCGACCCCGTCAGCACGTTCCGGCTGTGGCGCCGCATGAAGCTGTGGGAGCTGCGCTCCTACGACCAGGTGATCCAGCTGGAACAGTCCCGGCTCGTCGAGCGGGCCCGGCTGCGCTCCCGCTACGGCCGGCGCTGGCGGACCAAGGCCCCGGTGACCGCAGTCCTGGCGCTGCGGCTCACCCGCTACGGCCGGGCCCTGGCCCCGGTCCACGGCGTCCTCGACATCGAGCCCGTACCCCTCGGCGCTCCGGCTCACGGCCCGGCCGGACGGGCCGCTGTCGCCGGGCCCGGCTCAGCCCCGGCCGTGCCCGCGCTGCCCCCGGTGAGCCGTGAGCCGGGCGGTGAGCCGGTGAGCCCGGCGTCCGTGAGCCGTGAGCCGGACGCCCCGGCTCACGAGCCGAGCAGTGAGCCGAACGGTGAGCCGGGCCCGCGAGTCGAGCCCGGGCAGTCCTTCGGTGAGCACGCCGCGGCCGCCATCGAGATCACCCTCTCAACCCCGGCCGCCGACGCCTCGGCTCACCCGGAGCCCGGTGAGCCGAGCCCTGAGCCGGATCGTGAGCCCACCCCCGGCCCGCCCCGTACGGACAGCCCCGCCGCGGGGGAGCCGGTCCTCGCAGTGCTGCGCGCGTTCGCCCAGGACGACCGTGAGCCCGTCTCGGCGCCGGCCGATCCGCCCCGCCAGCCCGCCCCGGCCACCGCCCCCACAGCCGTACGCGACCAGGCCGAGGCCGACGCCGCATGGCTCGTCATCCAGGCCGCCGCTCGCCGTACAGCACTCGGACCGGCTCACACCACCGAGCCCGCGTCCCCGCGTGAGCCGCAGCCGTCTGGGCTGGTGAGCCGCCCGGTGAGCCCTGAGCCGAGCCGTGAGCCGCCCGGTGAGCCCGCCCGTGAGCCTGAGCCCATCGGTGAGCCCGCTCCTGAGCCGTCCGGTGAGCCGCGCGCGGCCGGGACCGACGAGATCGACCAGCAGATCACGGCGCTCGCCTCTCGGCTCAGGAACGGCGACCGGCTCACCAAGACCACTGCGGCTCAGCTCCTGGGCGTGAGCCCGGCCACCGCCGGCCGACGGCTCAAGGACGCACGCGCCCGGGTCGACGAGGGGACCGGGTTCTACCCGTGAGCCGTGAGCCGGGCCCCGACGAGCGGCGTGCGCGCTACCTCCTGGCCCGGCTCGGCGCCCGCCCGCTCGGCCACCTCCATGACGCTCCCCAGAGGACTCCCATGACCGACCAGCCGATCCTCCCGACCCGCATCATCCCCGCCGGCGCCCCGCTGCCCGCCCGGCCGCCGCACCCCGGCGAAGACCCGCCCTGGCGCACACCCCCGCCCCCACCACCCACCGTCATCCCGCCGGCCACACCCTGGCCGCCGCCCCCGCCCCCGTCGGGCCCGATCGAGGTCCGCGTCACCGTCGACATGGTCGCCCCCGCCGAGCCCGAGCCGGACCCGGCCCCCGGCCTGTGGGCGCGCCTGTGGGACTGGCTGGTCACCTGGCGCATGATCTCCGCGATCCTCGCCGCCCTCCTGCCCTGGGCCGCCGGGCAGAGCCCCGTCGGCGTGTGGTCCCACACCGTCCACCAGGCCCGCACCGAGGCCGGCATCGCCGCCGCCTACGTCATCGCCGCCGTCGCCCTCACCGCGGCCTGGGCCCTCGACCGCTACAGCGGCCGGTGGATCCCCCGCTTCCTCCTCGTCACCGCCAGCCTCGGCGCCCTCGGCGTCCTGCACTGGTACGACCCGATCACCGCACTCACCGGAGTACACCTGTGACCGCCACCAGCACACTCACCCTCGGCGGACTGCTGTTCGCCGTCATCATCCTGACCTGCAACCTCTACCCCTGGTGGACCGGGAACAGAGAGATGAAGCAACTCTCCTCGTTCGGCAAGGGCTTCGCCGCGGCCGCCTGCGCCGCGGCCTGCCCCGGCGGCATCCTCGGCTGGCTCCACTCCCGCTCCGGCACCGTCGGCAACGGCGCCGGCGAACGGACCGGGCAGGTCCTCACCGGCGCAGACGCCTCCTCCGGACTCACCTCCGGGCAGCTCGTCGGTCTGGGCGCGACCGGCGCGTTCGTCGTCGTCATCGCCGTCACCCTCGTCGTCCTCACCTACAAGGCCGCGGGCAAGAAGGACAAGCGCCGCATCCTCGGCGGCGCCTACGTCGGCAGCACCCTCTGCCTCACCGCAGGCATGGCCGGTGCCCTCGCCTGGCTCCCCACCGCCCTCAACGCCACCGGCGACGGCGTCCGCGCCCTCTTCGACGGCACGGGCATCCTGTGACCCGCCTCTCCCGCGCCGCCGACCGGCTCACCACCGGCTCCCGCCTCCACACCCGCCGCCTCGCCGCCCGCGCCGCCGCCTGGTGCGCCCGCGGCCGCCGCCACGACCTCACCGGATGGCGCGCCGCCCTCGGCATCATCGTCCGCCTGGCCCTCCTCGCCCTCGGCGTGTACCTCCTGGCCCGCCTCGTCCGCGTCCTGCCCTCCCTCATGTGGCTGCTCACCGGCTGGTGGACCGTCGCCGCCTGGCGCGCGGGCAAGGCCGCCGCCGAGGCCGCGGAGGAGGAGCCCGAGGAAGCCCCGGCCGCCCCCGACGTGGAGGCCGTACGGACGCTCCTCCTCGACCTCATGGGGACCGGCAGCGGCGTGCACCTCCGCACCGTCCTCGCCCACCTCCAGGAACACGGCCAGTGGGAGGGCCGGAAGGTGGCCGATCTGCGCGCGCATCTGGCCCGCCTCGGGGTGCCCGCCGACCGCGGCGTGAAGGTGGGCGGGGTGCCGACGTGGGGGGTGCGCCGGAGGGATCTCGAAGCCCCTTCCCCGGCCGCCGCCCAGGAGACGTCTCCCAGCGCGTCTACCGCCGCCTGACCTGCACGTCTACCGGTCCGTCTACCGCCATCTACCGGCTCATCTACCGGCCGTCTACCTCGGCCGTGCCAGACCACGAGCAGGGCTGACGCATCGACAAGGAACCGTCCGCTGCGCCCCACACGTCCACACAAGCACCACTACGACCAGGAACGGAGCATGATGAGTAGCGCAGTCGACAACCAGTCCGACAAGCGGAAGGCGACGAGGGACGCTCTCCTCGACGCGATCACTGACGAGGTGCAGAAGATCGACCCGCACGACTCGCAGCACATCCGCATCACGGTGCTGAAGACTCTCGCCGAGGCGTACTCGCTCATCTACCACGGCAGCGAGACGCCCAAGAGCTGAAGACGCACCTCAGCGCCCCGTCGCCCACCTGGACGCCGGGGCGTCGGCATGTCTGCTTACGCCGCCAGGGTGCGCCCAGGAGCCACCCGGACCATCCTGGACGGATGGACGCAACGCCGGTCGTCGTGTACCCGCCCGACGAGGACGGCGGCCGCCGCGTCCGCGCCGCCGGCGAAATCCTCGGCCGCGCCTATAGCCTCGCCGACCTCGTCGAGTTCATGCGCCGAGCAGGCCTCGACGACTGGGACGACACCGACGCCCGCACCACCGGCTTGATCGAATGGCGCGGTGGCGGCCCCGACAACTGGCCCCGGGCCCCAGGACCGGCCGGTACGACGTGAACGCGACACCGCCGCCCTGCTGCAACGCGATGCGCCCTGCTACGCCTGCGGCGCCAGCGGGATCTCGTCGAGCTTCCCCTTCGAGTCCAGCGACCACCGGATGCCGTTGTCATCCGTAAAGGACAGCGCCGGCGGATTGTTGTGCAGGGTCGCGGCCTGCCACGTCTGCGACACGAAACGCAGCGCCCTGTGGGGGCCTAGCAGGAACACCGGCGCCACCAGCCGATCGCCAGGCTCAGCCCGATGCTGGTCGGGGGCGAACGCCGGCCACTCGTGCACCTCAGCAGCCAAATTGGAGGTCCCGAAGCGCACTTCCAGCTGATGCACAGGGGCATCACTGCCATTCTGCACAGTGACTGCCCAGTGATCATTGGGCGTCAGCCCCGACCCTTCCGTGTTCAGGCGAGCACCGAGCTTCTTCTGATGCATCCGGACCTGCCGGGCCTGAGCCCACTTCCGGTCCTCCGCCACCGCCCGCAGCTCCGCGCGTTCCAGAGCCAACGTGGAGGACTGCTCGGCCATGAACGCCCGCTGTTCACCGATGAACTCGCGCTGCTCCCCGATCTGCTGCTGCTGACTGAGCAGCGTTTTCACCGTGGCAGCGGCCGCGACAGCCGCACACCCAACGCCCACCCACGTGGCCAGGTCGCCATAGTCCACAGCTCTCCTTCGATGATTCGGACGTGCTCGCACTCGCGTACGCAGCATCAGGACACTCACGCTCCGTGCGAGTCAAGGCCGTTCCCGTTCCGGCCCGCGCACACCGGGCGTACCGCTACGATCCGGACCCTCACCACACCAACGGGGGAACCATGCGCACCCGCACCACCGCCCTGACCGCCATCGCGCTCCTCGCCCTCACCGGCTGCTCGAGCGGATCCGACACGAGCGACGACAGCAAGAAGGAGCAGACCCCCACCAACGGCCAAGCGGATGCGGGCAAGAGCGACGACACCGCTGAACTCGAAAAGAGCGTCCGCACCTACACCAAGGCCCTGTTCGGTGGCAACGGCCAGGCCGGCTACGCCCTGGTCTCCCAACGCTGCAAGAAGGAGATGACCGCAGCTCAGTTCCAGGCGATGTCCAAGCAGGGCCACAACGACTACGGCTCGCTGGAGATCAAGAACATCAAGGTCGACCAGATCAGCGGAGACCTCGCCCGCGTCTCCTACGGCGTAGGCGTCCCCCAGTTCGAACGCGAAGCACAGCCCTGGTCACGGGAGAACGGAACCTGGCGCTGGGACGCCTGCTGACACACCACCACCCACCCGCACCCCGAACGCACGTACGGCACCATGGGCCTCATGGAGTCCTACCAGCCACGCCAGGGGCGCCTCACCGCCGAACAGACCGCCATGCTCCTCGGCATCACCCGAGAGAACCTCCGCCTCCTGGTCCACCGCGGCCAACTCCACCGCGTCGGAGGCAGCCCCCGACGACCCCAGTTCGACGTCGCCGAGGTCACCGACCTCCACGCCACCCGCATGCAACGCTCCAACACCCCCGCCCTGACGCAGCCGTAACACCATGTCGCTTGACGCGCAGGTCAGGCGGGTGTAACGATCTCCACGCACACCCATGTCCGAAACCGGACCCACATACAGGCATTGATCACGGCCCCCGAGACCTGAACCCGGGGGCCTTTTCGATGCCTCGGCACCCGCCCGCCGCGCACGAGATCTCAGGAGGTCTCCCGCAGCCGCGTGGGGCCGCGGTAGACGCGCCGGGCGGGTGCCCGCCACCCACCCCCGCCGGAGGTCACCGATGCCCACCAGCGACACCGAGGGCAAGGACTGGTCCCTCACCCGCTTCACCCGCCACCAGCCCAACACCATCACCGACATCGGCCCCGGCGAAGGCACCTACGCCCGCCTCTTCCGCCCCGAACACCGCGGCATCTGGTGGACCGCCATCGAGATCCACAAGCCCTACATCGCCAAGTACAAGCTCAAGTCCACCAAGACCCGCAGCATGTACGACGAGATCCACGTCGAGGACGCCCGCGAGTCCGCCCCCCACCTCTTCCACCGCGACCTCGTCATCGCCGGCGACGTCCTCGAGCACATGCCACGCCAGGACGCCATCGACCTCCTGCAGCGCATCCACAACGCCGGGGCCTGGAACATCCTCGTCAGCGTCCCCATCGTCGACAGCCAGCAGGGCGAAGTCGACGGCAACCCGCACGAGGCCCACCTCCACCAGTGGGACCAGGACGACATGGACCAGGTCCTCGCCAGCCTCGGCGGCACGCTGGAGGCCTACTACGGCGACACCCTCGGCGTCTGGTGGTGGAGCCGACGATGAGCGCCGACAAGCCCGGCGACGGCAACGCCGAGCAGCTGCGCGAGTACTGGACCACCGGACCCGGCGGCACGAAGATCCGCTGGGGCACGCCCGGCGACTTCGACCGCTGTGTCACCCAGCTGTCCAAGCACATGCCGGGCAAGGCCGAGGGCTACTGCAACCTCCTCCACAAGCGGGCCACCGGCATCTACCCCGCCACCCACGCCAAGCAGGAGGGCGGTGGCTGATGCCTTGGTCGACGAGCAACCGCAGAGCCGAGCTGCCCGCCGACTGGGACAGTGTGGTGCGGCCCCGGATCCTGGCGCGCGACGGTCACCAGTGCGTGCGTGCCCTGGAGGCCGGCGGCCGGTGCCCGGCGACCACCGGGCTGGAGGTCGACCACATCGGTGATCCTCATGACCACAGCGATGCGAACCTGCAGACGTTGTGTCGCTGGCACCACCAGCGCAAGACAGCTCAGGAGTCCGCGGCCGCGCGCCGCCGGAGCCCTCGTGAGCGGCGGGCGAGGCCGGCCGAGCGTCATCCCGGGCTGCTGTGAGTGCATACTCATGCACCGATCGGATCATGATCACCGGTCTGACCTGGGGGGATACCCCATGATCATTCCGATCCCGACCGCAAGCGTATAGGCGCTGGCTCCGGCTACGGGTCTGGGCGGTTCAGCCTCCCCCTCCGACCAGGGCCGATCACCCGCCGTGCCCGCCGGGCGCCTCTGGCTGCATAGCCATGCATGCACGTATGTGCTGGTGAAACGGTTGTAGCCGTAACACCGAACCGCTAGCATCAGGGCATGTCGTCACGCACCGCCATCCGCAGCCCGCAGTGCCAGCACTGCACCGGCCGGCTGCCGAAGCTGGCCCGGTCGGACGCACGGTTCTGCTCCTCGGCGTGCCGGCAGGCCGCGTACCGCGAGCGGCGTGCGGCGGAGACCGGCGGCATGCCACGCGAGATGACGACGAAGGCCCGCTGGGTGCGCTACTCGGCCCGCAAGGTGCCGCTCACCACCCACGGCAAGCCCGCCAGCAGCACCGACCCGTCCACCTGGTCCGACTTCCGCCGGGTCCACCGCTCACGGATCGGCGTCGGAGCCGGGTACGTGCTCGCCAAGCAGGACAGCGTCATCTGCCTGGACCTGGACCGAGTGATCCGCGAGGACGGCACCCTCGTCGACTGGGCAGCCGACCTCCTGCAGATGGTGCCCGCCACGTACATCGAGATCTCCCGGTCCGGCCGCGGCCTGCACGTGTTCGGCAAGGGCTCCCTTCCGGGCCGGGGTCGGCGCTGGTCGTACGCCGACGGCACCGGCCTGGAGGTGTACGCCGATGCCCGGTACATCGCGATGACCGGGAGGAAGTGGCAGAGCGCCCCGGCCGACCTGGCCGATCTGGACGAGGTCCTCGCGACGCTCCTGTAAGCCGAGGGGGGTGGGCCGATGGCCGGCCGAGGCCCCCAGCCGAAGCAGCCCGGGCGACGGGCCCGGGCGAACAAGGACACCGTTCCGCAGACCATCCTCCGGTTCGAGCAGGCCGAGCCTCCCGAACTGCCGACGCTGTCGGTGATGAAGGACGGCGAACTCGTCGAGCACACCTGGCCGGCGCGGACGCTGGACTGGTGGGAGATGTGGAAGGCGTCCCCGCAGGCCGAGCACTTCTCCTCCACGGACTGGGACTTCCTCCTCGACACCGCCGTGGTCCACGCCCGGCTGTGGTCGGGCGAGATGTCCGCGGCCGCCGAACTGCGGCTTCGGGTGGCGAAGTTCGGGGCCACGCCGGAGGACAGGGCCCGGCTGCGCATGCAGTTCGCGCAGGCCGACGAGGCGGACAGCAAGCGGCCCGACGGCGGCCGGTCCGCCCGGGAGAGGCGAGGCGTGCTGCGGGCGCTGCCTCCCCCTGAGGAGGAGTCGGGGGGCTGAGATGCCGTGGAAGCCGCCGGAGCCCGGAGCGGTCCCCACGCTGGGTTTCGAGGTCATCGACTGGATCACGGATTTCCTGGCGGCCCCGGACCGCGGCGAGTACGAGCCGTTCGTGCTGTACCCCGAGCAGGAGGACTTCGTCCTCCGCTACTACGAGATCAACCCCCGTACGGGCAAGCGGCGGTTCCGGCGCGGGGTCATCAGCCGGCCGCGCGGCTGGGGCAAGAGCCCCTTCCTCGCGGCGCTGGCGATCGTGGAGGCGCTGGGGCCGGTGGTGCCGGACGGCTGGGACGCTGACGGGCAGCCCGTCGGCAAGCCCTGGTCGGAGGTACGGACACCGTTGGTGCAGATCGCAGCGGTCTCCGAGACCCAGACGAAGAACACCTGGGTGCCGCTGCTGGAGATGCTCGACGGGCCGGTCCTGGACGCCTATCCGGGGCTGGAGCCGCTGGACACGTTCGTGAACCTGCCGCGCGGCCGCATCGAGCCGATCACGTCCTCGGCACGGACGGTGAAGGGCAACAAGCCGGTGTTCGCGGTCCTGGACCAGACCGAGGAGTGGGTGAAGTCCAACGGCGGCCCGCGGCTCGCGCAGACGATGAGGATCAACGCGGCGAAGGTCGGCGGGACGACGATCGAGTCCCCCAACGCGTTCATCCCCGGCGAGGGCAGCGTCGCCGAGGAGTCGGCGCAGTTCTGGGCGAAGATCCGCGAGGGCAAGGCCCGCGACGACGGCCTCTACTACGACCACCGCGAAGCACCGCCGGAGACCGACCTCGAGGACCGGGTCTCGCTGCTGTCGGGGCTGGCGTACACGTACGGCGACTCCGCCGACCGCAACGGCGGGCACGTCGACCTGGACACTCTCGTCGCGACGATCTGGGACCCGTCCACGGACGTCCAGGTCGCGCGCGCCGACTTCCTGAACCAGATCACGCACGCCTCCGACTCCTGGCTGTCGCAGCCGGAATGGGCGGCCTGCTCGGCGCCGGGCACGGTCGTCGCCGACCGGGACGTGATCGTCCTCGGCTTCGACGGATCGCGGCGCCGCAACCGTGGCGTCACGGACGCGACTGCCCTGATGGGCTGCCGCGTCTCGGATGGGCATCTGTTCCAGCTGCGGGTGTGGGAGCAGCCGGAGGGCCCGGGCGGGGATCTGTGGCAGGTGCCGGTTGGTGAGGTCCTGGCGGAGGTGGATGAGGCCTTCCGCCGCTTCAAGGTGATCGGCATGTACGCCGACCCGGCGAAGTGGGAGAGCCACATCGCGGCGTGGGAGGCAAAGTACGGCCCGCAGCTGCTGGTGAAGTCGTCGCTGGCGCATCCCATCGAGTGGTGGATGACCGGCGGGCGGGCCCTGCAGATCGTGCGGGCGACGCGCTCCTTCCACGACGCGGTCACCGACCAGGAGCTGACGCACGACGGGTCGTCCGCGCTGATGCGGCACGTCCTCAACGCCCGGCGCCGCGAGTCGCGGTCGGGCATCCAGATCGCCAAGGCGCACCCGGACAGCAGCCGGAAGATCGACGCCGCCGTGGCGTCGATCCTCGCCTGGCAGTGCCGCCTGGACGCGCTCGCCAAGGGCGCCCAGGTCGAGCGCTCCGGCGTCGTCTACTTCCTGTGAAAGGGGCAGATGTGACGACCCCTGCCGTCCCGGCGGCGGACACCGTCAAGCGGGCCCAGCAGTGCCTGGACGGCCTCAAGGCCGACCGCAAGCTGCTGGACCTGATCGACAACTACGTACGCGGCAAGCACGCCGGCCCGTACACGCCGCGCAACGCATCGCAGGAGTACCGGATCCTCACGCAGCGGGCGATCTCCAACTTCCTGCCGATGGTGGTGGCGGCGCCGGCGCAGTCCCTGTCGGTGGAGGGCTACCAGCGCCAGGGGTCGGACGAGGACGCGCCCGAGTGGCAGGCGTGGCAGGCCAACGGGCTGGACGCCCGGCAGGCGGCCGTGTACCGGGCGGCCATCACCTACGGGCACGCGTTCACGGTGACGCTGCCGCACGCGAAGGACTCGAAGCGGCCGGTGATCCGGGCGCTGTCCGCGCGGAACATGTGGGCCGCGTACGAGGACCCGGCGTCTGACGAGTGGCCGCTGTACGCGCTGGAGATGCCGAAGCTGCCCGGCTCCGACGGCACGGTCAAGGGCCGCTTCTACGACGATGCCCACGTGTACGAGGCGGTTGCCGATGAGGAGAAGGTGACGCTCGGCGCCAGGCGGGCGCACGGCCTGGGCGTGTGCCCGGTGCGCAGGTTCGCGGCGCAGGTCGACCTGGAGGGGCGTACGACCGGTGTGGTGGCGCCGCTGATCCCGCTGCAGGACCGCATCAACCAGAGCGTGTTCGACCTGCTGATCGCGCAGACGTACGGGTCCTTCAAGGTCCGCACGATCTCCGGGATGACCCCGCCGCTGAAGCGGGACCCCGAGACCGGTGAGCCGCTGCTGGACGCGGACGGCAACCCGATCCCGAAGCCGATCACGGCAGATGCGTCGCGGCTGCTGATGGCGCCGGACAAGGACACCAAGTTCGGGGCCCTGGACGAGACTCCGCTGAACGGGTACATCGACTCGATCGGCATGTCGGTCCGTCACCTCGCGGTGGTCTCCCAGGTACCGCCGCACTACCTGCTGGGCGACATGGTCAACCTGTCGGCGGAGGCGCTCGCGGCCGCCGAGACGACCCTGATGCGGATGGTCGCCGAGTTCAAGCGGGGCTTCGGCGAATCGTGGGAGTCCGACATGCGACTGTGCGCCAAGATCATGGGGCACGAGGAGGCGGCCGGCGACTACTCCTCCCAGGTCCGGTGGGCCGACACGGAGTCGAGGTCGCTGTCGCAGACCGTGGACGCACTCGGCAAGGCCGTTCAGATGCTCGGCGTGCCCAAGCAGGCCGTGTGGACGAAACTGCCGGGGTTCACCGACACCGACCGCGCGTCCTGGCCGGAGCTGTCCGCGAGCGAGGACTCCTCGCGTGCGCTCGCCGATTCGCTGATGCGGGCGGCTGAGCCCCGTGGCTGACGACGGGGCGCGGCTGACCGAGCAGCACCGCCTGGCCCAGGCGCGGCTCGCCGCGGAGGCGGCCCGGGCGGCCGCGGACGGCTGGCGGCAGGTCTCGCCGACCAACCTGCCCGAGACATCCGGCAGCTGGCTGAGCCGGACACTGGCGGCGCAGCGCGGCTACCGTGGCCGCTCGAGGCGGCTGTCCGCCGCGTACGGGCGGCTGCTGCGGGCGCTGAGGATCGGCCGCACGCTGCCGCCGTACCCGGACGGGCAGCCCCAGGTCAGCCAGCCCACCGTCAGCCTGCGGCAGCTGCGTGACGACTTCGCGGCCGCCTCCGGGACCGTGCAGCCGCACGAGCCGGACGACGCTGCGACCATCACGGTGGACGACGACTTCGACTGGGACGAGGCCCAGCCGGACGAGGAAGCCGAGGAGCGCCGCGCCACGGTGTCCCTGGTCGTGACGGGGCCGGTCCGCGCCGAGCGTGGCCTGATCCAGCTGCAGCAAACGCAGACGCAGACGCAGACCGCCGACGGTCGGGGCCGCCTGGACGACGCTGACTTCCTCGCCGACCTCGACCAGGTGATGCGCGACGCCGGCGCCACTGCGGCCTCCGCCGCCGACCGGGACGCGCTGATGGGCGGCCGTGACCTCCTGGAGGGAATGGCCCGCGCGGACCGGGCGGTCATCGGCTGGGCACGCATCACCGCCCCCAACCCGTGCGACTTCTGCGCCATGCTCGCCAGCCGCGGTGCCGTCTACCGCTCCGAGTGGTCCGCGTCCTTTCGTGGACAGGCCAGCAGGCCGGGGGCCGTCGACCGGCCGGCCGGGTGGGAGTCGTGGACACCGGAGCAGCTCCTCACCTGGGAGGTGGGCCGCGGTATCCAGCGGTTCCACGACAACTGCCACTGCACGATCATCCCCGTCTACTCGCGCGAGGACTGGCTGCCCGAAGACAGCCAGGCGTTCCGCGAGTTGTGGGAGGAAGCCACGCGAGGCCTGGGCGGTGCGGAAGCCCGCCGGGCGTTCCGCGCGGCCATCGAAGCTCGGAGGCGGCGGGCTC